GGCCGCGTTAAGTACGCGTCTATTGATTCTGTATCTGCTTCTGCATCACCTAAGCCTGGAATGGGCAAAGGTAAGTCTCGAGGTGGCGGTGATGCACAGCGAGGGACTAGGTTCGAAGGTATCTTCTAATGAGCGGATGGGATATGGCTAGACTAAGGCAACCGCTAGGTCGTAACTCCGATATGTGGAATAGGCAAAGCCCACCGGCTCCTAATCCTTTGGCTTCCGGTGTGTCAGTCGCTCAACAGCAAAATGCATACGATTCGTTAAAAAAACTTTTTGGCGGAAACCTTCAGAGAAATGGCGGTGGATTTGGCAACCTTCAAGACCTTTTTGGTCGCATAGGTCAACAAACTGGGCAAATGCGAGATCAAGGCCCTCCTAATATATACGAAACTAATCAAGGCCCTCAACATCGCATGAGAATAGAGGCTGGGCATGATGCTTTAAATAGACGAATACAACAACAAATGCAGCAAAGAGGGCAATTGCCACAAGAGCAGATCGGTTATTCACCTAGACTGCAAGATTCTTTAAGCAATTATAAAACCACATTTGAAGCAAGAATGCCTCAAAGAATGCCACAGCCTAATCAAGGTTATGGCAATCGCTTTCCAGGCATGCAGTTCAGTGGACCTTTTGCACAGCCAATGATGCCTCAAAACTATGGCATGGGTGGCGGATACCGACAACCGCAACCAATGCCTTATCCTCAACCAAGAATGCCTTATCCTCAACCAAGAATGCCTTATCCTCAACCAATGCCCCAACCAGGTTATGGCGGAGGTTATGGCGGAGGTTATGGTGGTGGATACGGAGGAGGCTTTGGTGGGTTTGGCGGTATGTATGCGCCACAACCTCCGATGTTCGGCGGGGGATATCCGCCACAACCTCCGATGTTTGGTGGAGGATATGGCGGTGGTTACGGCCAACAGCCTCAATATGGAGGTGGATTTGGCGGCGGTATGCAAGGTGGTTACGGTGGCGGTATGGGCGGCATGTACGATCAACCACAAAGACAGCCGCAATATCAAAATGCTGGACCAAGTCCGTTTGGTGGTCAAATGAATCAAAGACAACAACCGCAGCAAATGGGCGGTGGTTTTCAACAAATGATGGGCGGATTTGGCGGTGGAATTATGAGGAGTTTTTACTAATGGCACCACGCAAAAGAAGCGTAAGACCGTCTTCTATAGAAAGAGGAGCTGGTGTAGTTCCTAGAAGCACAACTAAAGTTGCTCCAAGAAGATCTACGCCTGTTAAAACTACTAAATTAGGAACAGTAAAAACAGGCCCATCGTCCATAGAAAGAGAAACTGGAAATCCTAAATCTCGATCTGGGACATCTGCTATCTATGCTGCAATAGCAAAAAAGGCTCGAGAGAAAAAAGAAAAAGAAGCTAAGGCCAAAGCTGCAAAAGATAAAGCTGCAAAAGAGCTAAAGCAAAAAAACGCTCAGGCTGCTGAGGATAAAAGATTAAAGCTTGCCGCTCAAAAAGAAGCGAATGAGTTAGCTAGGGCAGAGGCCGAAGTTAATTCAAGAAAGCAAAGAGAAGATGCTTCAAAAAGAATGATACAAATGGCAGAAGCTTCTGCCAAAAAAGCAAAGGATAAAAAGGCTAAAGAAGCTGCTGACAAAAGAATTGCGGAGGCAAAGGCGAAAGCAGAAGAGCTTGCTGCAAAAAGAGCTGAAGCAGAAAAGAGGCGTGCAGATAAAGAAGCTGCCGCTGCAAAAGCCGCAAAAGAAAGAGAAGCTAAAGCTGCTGCGGATAAAGAGGCATTAGCAGCGGCTAATAAAGCTGCTGAGGAAAAAGCTGCCAAGCAAGCTGCAAGATTAGAGCAAATACGAATGCTTGAGGAAAAAGAGCAGTTCCGCCGTGGCGAGCAGTTACAAATAAGGCAACAAGAAGCGAAAAGAATAAAAGAAGCAAAGGCGGCGGCAGATGCCAAGGCTGCGGCGGATGCTAAAGCTGCGAAAGAAGCAGCAGATGCCAAGGCTGCAGAAGATAAAAGAGCTGCTATTGAAGCTTCAAGAAGACGAGCTGTTATTGAAGCGGCTGATGCAAAAAAAGAAGAATATAGGCGTCAACAAGAAGCGGCTGCCGAAGCTAAAAAAGAAGTTAAAACATTAGATTTAACTCCTGATCAACTTGTTAATACATATAACAATTCTGCTGCTGCTAAAGATTTTAGCCTTAACGCAAGATATGATCCCGAAACTAATACGTTTATTGAGGACATAAGTGGTTTTGGTTTTACAGGCGATCAAGCGACTAACAAATATACTCCAGAAGAGTTTATGTCAAGGCTTGGATATAAGGCAGATGATTACAATACTTTTAACTTTATTCGGCCAGAACAAAAACAAAAAGAACCTCCAAAGCTAGAAGCTCCTGTTGTTATAAATGCTGAAAGACAAAGGGTTGTTGACCCAGTAGGTTCTGTTGGAAATGAAGAACCCACGCCTCCCGATACACCTGGTTCTTTTGTTCTTACAACTCCTCAATACGATCCTGATCCAAAACTAAATGCTTTGTATAACTCTTTGTCTTATACAATACAAATGGGCGCAGGCATTCGGGCTCTTACCCAAGAAGAAGCAGCACAGCAAAGCAAAGAAATTAAAGATTTAGAACAGCAAATTATTGCTGCTGGCGGACAGCCTTATAAGTATTTTACAAACTTACCTTTTGGAAGCTTTAGAGGGAAAGGTCCTGATCCAACAAGAGGTGAATACGATCCGATGACAGGTCGTTATATCGATGAGGATGATCAACCTGCGCCAGTACCATCTCCAGACCAAGAGCCCACACCTCCCACGCCTCCTGATATTTTAGACGGGCGTAAATTAACAGACATAATAAAAGAGAGTGAAGGACCTGCTCCAACGTTTCCTCCTATAGGAGACATGCTGATCCCAGGCGGAGGCATTGATACTACTTCTGGCCTTGGCGCTGATCCACAAGGATATCAGGACCTTAAAACTGCTCCCGCAGGATTTAATTGGTCTGGAGGTACAGTAAGAATCTCCCCTGAAAGTTTTTATAATCCAACAACAGGTGAGGAATGGACAGCAAATGCTGCTGGATGGGTTCCTCCTCAAGGCTGGGTTAAAGGAAAGAAACCAACAAGTGAACAGCCAAGTCCAGAACCTGATCCAGAACCAACGCCTCCACCACCACCTACGTTTGTAGATATGGATCCGCTGAAAGGTATGCGTGAGCAGTTTGTTCCAAGAAACATTCTTGGTCAATCTTATGATCCGCAGGTTCGAGAAGACTTTGTTAAAAAAATGCAGTCGGGAGCTAATATATCTAGATACCCGACTTATGAAATGCCAACATCACCGCTTCCTCAAACCCAGTTCGGAGGGTACGGACAGCCTATGCCTATGTCGCCACTAGCGCCATATGCTGGTTTAGGTGCTCCGCCGATCCCGCCAACTGGTGAAGATGAACCATATGATGAAGACGCAAGACCAGGAGGTCCTTCGCAACCACCTAGAGGAGGCGGAGTGTTTTAATGGATACAGTTAATCTCTCATCTTATATCTTTAAAAAACTTCAAAAGTTTGAAGAAGGTCATATTGAGTACTTGACTGGCGGTAACATTAAAACAATGGAGGACTATAAATTCGTGATGGGTGAGTTATCGATGCTTCGCACCCTTCGCGAGGAGTTAAAAGAAGCATTGCGAACTGAAGGAGACCCCGATGAGTAATCTGTCAGCAACAGATGCTCTCGCAAAATCGTCATTAGATGACGCGTATGTGAGTAGTGAGGAACGTGTTTTAAATCCAGATCTTCTGGACAAAACACTATTAGAAAGAATGCCAAACCCTGCTGGGTGGAAGCTTCTTGTTTTACCTTATAGAGGCAAAGGCGTAACAGAAGGTGGGATTGTTCTAACAAAAAAAACCTTAGACAAGGAAGGTCTAGCTACTGTTATTGCTTATGTTCTTAAAAAAGGCCCATTAGCCTACCAAGATGACGACAAGTTTGGCGGCATACCTTGGTGTGAGGAAGGACAATGGGTGTTAATAGGTCGTTATGCAGGAGCCAGATTTTCTTTAGAAGATGACTCTGAAGTGCGAATTATTAATGATGATGAAGTTATTGGGACCATTTTGAATCCCGATGACATTAAGTCAGGGTGAGGTGAAACATGTCAGAACAAACCTTAAGCGAGGCACTCGCTGATATTGATATTGATTTAAATATCACAGACGAGGATATAGAAAGTGCAGCAATTCCAGCTAATCTAAGAAGTTCAGACGATGAGGTTCAAGATGAATCTACATTTGTTGAACTTTCGGATGAAGAGCTAGAAGAAATATCTCCTGTTACAGATGATGAAGTAACAGAAGACTTTTTAGCTAATGAAGAAGATTACGAAGAAGAAACTGAAGCTGAACGAAGGGCTAGAACTGCTCAAGAGCGGATCAATCAAGCTGTTCGTCAAGCTAAAGAATTTCAACGTAGAGAACTTCAAGCTGTCCAGTACGCTAAGCAACTGCAAGAAGAGAACAAGAAGCTTTCTGCCCAATCAAGACAGACAAGCGTTAACTCTGCCGCTCAGAACTTGCAGATACAAGAAAGCTATTCGAAGGAATTTGAAAGCAGAATTGAAGCCCAGGCTGATGCTGCTAAACGAAATCTTCAAAAAGCTTATGAGTCTGGAGATCCTGAAGCAATGGCAGAGGCTCAACAGCTTATTGCCAGAACCGAGGCCGATCGTTCTTCTTTATCACAATACAAGCGTGAGCTTGCAAAGTATAAAGAAGACTACAAAAAATGGGCTGAAAGTCAGATTAACTACCAAGAACCAGAGTATCAGATTCCTGATAATTATAATCAAGAACCTGAACCGCAGTACTTAGAGCCTTCTAGAAAAGCTCAGGAATGGGCTGCACAAAACGAATGGTTCGGCACAGATAGAGTCATGACCAATGTGGCTTTTGCTGTACATGATGAACTTGTTCGATCTGGAATTGACTTAGAATCAGATCAGTACTATTCTGAAATTAATCGCAGAATTCGACAGGAACTCCCTCACAAGTTTCAAGAAGAGCGATCCGCAGGAAACACGAGACCCGTCCAAAGAGTTGTTTCCGGTACGCGCACAACAGGAAAAGGACGCAATCAAAACGATCGTAGGATTGAACTTTCGCCCACTGAACAACAGCTTGCAAAAAAACTCGGTGTGCCGTTCAAAGAATACGCAAAACAAAAAATGAGGTTGCAAAGATCATGAATGAAGAGACAAAAATAAAAGGTTCTGGAGGATCCAGCAGGATGCCCAGAAGCGCAAGTGGAAGAGATTCCACTAAAGCTCGTCAGCCATGGCGCCCACCTCAAATTTTAGAAACGCCTGAACCTCCACCTGGGATGAGGTATCGGTGGCTAAGAACTCATATTCGAGGCGAAGCCGATAAAACCAACGTACACATGAGAATGCGAGAAGGCTACGAAGTGGTCAATCCTGCTGAAGTTGCTGGGTATGATTTACCTACAATTGATGAAGGATCTCACGCTGGAACTGTGGGCGTAGGCGGATTAATGCTTGCTAAAATCCCAGAAGAAACGGCAGAAGAAAGGAACGCATACTTCCAAAGTCGAACTGAAAACCAAATGAATGCGGTTGACAACGACCTTATGAAGGATGAACATCCCTCTATGCCTATCTCTAACGAGAGGAGAAGTAAGGTAACATTTGGCGGCTCTAATAAATAGAGCCATTATGATTGTGTTTTAAGGAGAAAATAAATGGCGAATCAAGACGCCCCTTTTGGACTCCGCTATGTTCGCAATATTCAGGGGAACTACAATTCTTCTGGTCAGTCTCGTTATAGGCTAACGACTGCTGACGCGACCAACACTACTAGCATTTATGCAGGTGACATTGTTACCCAAAATACTGCCGGTATTGTTACTCGTATTGCTCGCGCAGATGGTGGATCCGCTACTTCCGACATTATTGTCGGCGTGTTTAACGGCTGTTTCTATACAGATCCTACGACCAGCACTCCTACTTGGAGTAATTACTGGCCTGGAAATGCAGCGACCGATGCAATTGCTTTTATTTTCGACCATCCTATGGATGTGTTTGAAATTCAAGCAGATGCAGCGTTTCCTATTGCAGATCTGTGGGGGAACTTCGATATTGTTGATAACGCTGGTACTGGTAGCACAGACTCAGGCCTCTCTTATGTAGAGCTTGATGTTTCTACCGGCGCTACAACAGCGACGTTGCCATTAAAAGCCCTGGATATTTCTGGTGACCCAGACAATTCAGATGTAGGTTCAGCCAATACTAACGTGCTTGTCACCATTCAGAATCATCTGTTTGGCCAGAAGCAAGTTGGTTTAGCTTAAGGAGTTAATATATGGCTATTTCAAGAGCCCAATTAGCCAAAGAGCTAGAGCCTGGCCTCAATGCTTTATTTGGTATGGAATATGCTCGTTATGAAAACGAGCATGCAGAAATTTACGAAACAGAGTCTTCTGATCGAGCATTCGAAGAAGAAGTACTTATCGTAGGTTTTGGTGACGCAAAGGTTAAAACCGAAGGACAAGGCGTATCTTATGATAACGCTTCTGAAGGTTTTACAGCACGCTACACTCATGAGACCGTGGCTTTGGCCTTCGGACTTACCGAAGAAGCTGTTGAAGACAATCTGTATGACCGCCTTGGCGCTCGTTATACTAAGGCTTTGGCCCGTAGTATGGCGCACACTAAGCAGGTTAAAGCAGCTAACGTTCTCAACAATGCGTTTAACGCTAGCTTCCCAGGCGGTGATGGTCAGCCTTTGATCAGCACAGCACACCCGCTTGCGTATGGCGGTACTCTGGCAAATCGGGCAACTACCATGTCCGATTTAAACGAGACTTCGCTTGAAAACGCATTGATCAGCGTATCGACTTTTGTTGATGACCGAAGCATGATCTTGGCCCTTCAAGGCACCAAGTTGATTGTTCCGCCTCAGCTTCAGTTCGTAGCTGATCGTTTGCTTGATACCCCAGGACGCGTAGGTACTGCGGACAATGACATCAACGCAATCAAGAACATGGGTCTGTTACCGCAAGGTTATGCAGTCAACCATTTCTTGTCTGACAATGATGCATGGTTCTTGTTGACCGACTGCCCTGACGGGTTTAAGCATTTTGAAAGAAGCCCGATTTCAACTTCTATGGAAGGTGATTTCGACACAGGCAATGTTCGATACAAGGCTCGAGAGCGTTATAGCTTCGGGTTTAGTAACCCACGTTGTGTGTTTGGTTCGCAAGGAGCTTAATGTTTCATGTGAAACATAAGAAAAAGGTGGTCTTTTGGCCACCTTTTTTTTATTCTAAGATATAGATTCTGAGATAAAACAGCCTAAGTAACCGGCTCAGCGGACGTTACGAAGATACTTAGGCGAATCCTTTCGTAAGAGGTGACCATAATGGCGCAAACCACTTTTTCTGGACCCGTTAAATCTTTAGCTGGTTTTATTACCGCTGGCGTTAATAGCAGCGTTAGCTTATCTGCTGACACTACACTTACTGTAGCTGCTCATGCTGGTAAAATTATTATGTTGAACGATGCAGACGGCAAGTTTACTTTGCCTTCTATTTCTTCAACCGCTCCCAATGACCCTACTTCTCCCGACCAAACAAACAACATTGGCGCGTCTTTCTTTTTCTATGTTGAAACCGCAGCCACTGATTTGGACATTAAAACAGATGGAACCGACAAGTTTGTTGGCGCTGCGATAGTAGCTGTCAATGATGGTACTAATAAAGCATTTGTTCCCGGTGCATCTAACGATGTAATTACTTTAAACGGTTCTACCAAAGGCGGGATTATTGGTAGTGTTATTAAGGTGACTGCTATCGATACTGCAACTTACCTCGTTCATGATTCTTTATTAATCGGTTCAGGAACTATTGTTACTCCTTTTGCTGACGCTTAATAAGATAACTTTAGGAGAGCAACATGGCTGATGCAGTCACTTCACAAACTATTCAGGACGGTGAGCGTAAAGCCGTCCTAAAGTTTACTAATGTCAGTGATGGAACCGGCGAGACAAATGTAGTTAAAGTCGATGTTTCTTCTTTATCTGCAAACTCGTCTGGACAAGCTTGTACTAAAGTAACTGTCGCGCAAATATGGTGGCAGTGTGTTGGTATGGGTGTTGAGCTTTTGTTTGACGCTACCGCTAACGTTTTAGTTATTGGCCTGTCTCCAGATAGTAACGGTTATCATGACTATACTCCTTTTACTGGTATTCCAAATAATGCCGGTGCTGGCGTAACAGGAGACATTTTGTTTACAACTATCGGTGCAAGCGCAAATGACACTTATACTGTTATTCTTGAATTGATAAAGGAATATTAATGACAACCTCTGGGACTAGAGATTTTGAGCCAGATGTAGCGGAATATATCGAGGAAGCATTTGAAAGATGTGGGCTTGAATTTCGCACAGGTTATGATGGGATTACCGCAAGGCGATCCCTCAACCTGCTTTTGGCTGACTGGGCAAACCGTGGCTTAAATCAATGGACCATTGAAAATACGACAACAACCTTAACTCAAGGTGCTGAGTCTATTGACTTAACATCGTCCACAATAGATGTATTGGATGTTGTTATTAGAAGAACTGAAGGTGGCACTACTACAGACATTCAAATGGCCCAGGTTAGCAGAGCTGCTTATTGGAACATTCCGACTAAAAATACCCAGTCTAGGCCAACACAGTGGTTTTTAGATAAACAAATAACGCCAAAGCTTTATATTTGGCCTGCTTCTGAAAACAATACCGATCAACTTTTGATCAATAGGTTGATAAGAATTGAAGACGCAGATGCCAGTGCTAATACCATGGATATGCCGTTTAGGTTTTATCCATGTTTAGCGGCAGGTCTTGCATATTATATAGCTCTTAAAAAAGCGCCTGAAAGAGTAGAAATGCTTAAATCTTTTTACGAAGAGGAGTTTGCTAGAGCAGCAGATCAAGATGAAAGTAGAGCGTCTTTGTTTGTGGCTCCTAGCTTAAGAAGCTATAGGAGAGCCTAATGGCTTATGCTTCTGGAAAGTATGCGATTGCGATATGTGATCGATGCGGATTTAGGTATAAGTATACCCAGCTTCGCAAAGAATGGACTGGCTTTAGGGTTTGTAGTGAGTGTTATGAGCCTAAAGAGCCTCAATTAGAGCCGCTTCCTCATGTTTCTGACGCAGAAGCTTTACGAAACCCAAGGCCAGAAACTGGTCTTATTGTAGGTTTTGGTGTTGTAAGAACAATAGATCCTAACCAAATGATTACTCCTACTGGAGATTCAATTGGCTCAGAGTTTGAAGGATCTGGAGGAACTGGAGAAGTTGGTACAGTAACAGTGGTGATCTCATGAGCTTTACATATGCAAGCTTAAAAAGCGCAGTACAAAACTACTGTGAGACTTCAGAGTCAACGTTTGTAAGTGATCTTCCTGTTTTTATTCAGGAGGCAGAAGAGCGTATATTAAAGAATGTACAGCTTCCTGTGTTTCGAAAGAACGTTACAGGAACTTCTTCAATAAACAATACTTATGTGTCTACGCCTACTGATTTTTTAGCGCCCTATAGTCTTGCTGTAGTTTCAGGGAATGTGTACACATATCTTTTGTTTAAGCATGTTTCTTTTATAAGAGATTACACTCCAAACCCTACGACTACTGGGCTTCCTAAATACTACGCTTTGTTTGACGATACAACGTTTATTGTTGCGCCGACTCCAGATCAAAGCTACGAGTTTGAACTTCACTATAAGTATAGACCTGCCTCTTTAACGGCTGGGGCTGAATCAGGAACAACATGGCTATCAACAAACGCTCCAGATGCAATGCTTTATGGAACTTTGATTGAAGCAGCCACTTTTTTGAAAGTACCTCAAGAAGTTGGACAATATGAGCAAAGGTTTCAAATGGCTTTAGAAGGCTTGCAAAAGCTTGGAGCTGGATACGGTTCTAGAGATGAATATAGATATGACATTGCAAGGGGATAACATTGTTTAGCGTAGAAGTTTCAGCGACTCCAGGTTCTGTAAATGTTCAAACGACAGAAGGTCGCGGAATGAACTCAGAAGAGATTGCAGCAAATGCAGTCGCTAAAATAATTAGTATCAGTGATACCGCTGATCCAATTATTAAAGCTCAAGCAGAAGCTTTTAGAGAGCGCATGTATCGGGTTATTGTCGCTGCATGCGATCAATCTATAAAGAGTGACAGAACTACGTTGTTTAACTTATTTAAAACAAACGGCCATGACGATATGGCTGAAATATTGAGGACTTTATAATGGCTATTGATCAGGCAATGTGTACGTCTTTTAAGCAAGAAATTTTGCAAGGCATTCATAACTTTACTAGCGGTTCTGGTGGTGGGACAACGACCACAACTGGTTCTGGCAATACTTTTAAAATTGCTCTTTATACTTCTAGCGCAAGTTTAGGCGC